TGGTATTGATTGGGGATCTAATGAGAGTGGAAGATCAAAAACTGTAATTGTTATATTATTGTGTTTTAGAAAAACAACATACACACCAGAGCATTTTCAAATTGCATATATGGAAGTGTTCCGAGAACCCAAATCTGACACTGAAGATGCCTTATATCTTCTCCCTTTAATTGAACAGTATCATGTAGACAATACAGCTGCAGATTTAGGATATGGAAAGTCTGGTGTTAAAATATTACAAGATGGACTTGAACATTTGGGAGTAAAAGGGTTAGGTCATGGAAGAGTACATGGTGTATTTACTTTGGGTAATTTATTAGAAGAAACTCACTCATATCAGGTAGAGGCAGAAATGGAAGGAATAAAAAATCCTTTCCTAAAGGTACACAAAACAGAAAGAGTTGATAGTTTAATACAAACAATTAGATCCACAATTCCAAATGCACAAGATCCAACTAATGCAGAAAAGGCCTCACCCAAATTAGTAATACCACATGAAAATCCTCACGATGTAGATTCTTTAGAACAGGGGTTGTTAAAAATAAAGAGAGATGATTTAAAAAGTGACACATTAGGTATGAAATCAGAAGGTGATAAAAGACAAAAACCAGAGAAACTATATGAACATTATTGGGATGAGGTGTCTGCCCTAATTCATGCCTTTATTGCATTTGAGAATCATGATCCTGGGGCATATACTATGAAAGTAATTAAATATAGAAAGTAAGGTTTAATAATATAATGATATAAAATGTATAATATGAGTCAGAATTGTATAGATGATAAATTAATACCTAAAAGAATACTTTTATCATTAGAGGAAACAGTAATTAGATGTGATATCCCAATAAGCACTACAGAAATTAAAAGTGAACGATCTGTTATTTATATAAATGCAGCTATTGAAGAGTCACAAAAAGCAGGGTTTTATATAATTAGTGCTTATATAGAAACTCCAACTGTGGAAGAAAAAAATTATAAAAGAACTTTAGTTATGAAAGCAGTAAAATTACCATTACCTGATTTGTCTAATATAGATATGAATATATTTGAAATAGAAAGTAAGATTTAATAATGACAATTAAATTAACAATGTAATGAAAATATTAACTGTCACTGGTGCAACTAACGACGAAATGCAAGCCCTACAAAAAAAACTAGGTAATAGTGTAATTGTGGTTCCTTTTGAATGTAAATTAACTGACATAGATTCCCTAACTGTTAATTCTGAAACTAGAGATAATACATCATTTGTTGATACTGTAGTTTATGGTACATCTCATCCGCAACACAATATAGAGCCTATGCCAAAATAAAAAGTAAGATTTAATAATAACAATTGAATTGATAATGTAATGCATATATTAAGTGTCCCTAATGCAAGTAAAGAAGAAATTCAAACCCTTCAAATAAAATTGGGTAATGATATATTAGTAATTCCATATCAATGTGAATTAATTGAGATACCCTCATCTTTATCACCTATCTCTGTATCTGGTAATTTTCCAAGATCATCAATGTAATAAGCCATGATGTATTTAGATAATTCTTAAAAAGTAAGATTTAATAATAACTATTAAATTAATAATATAATGTATATATTATCTGTTCCTAATATAAAGAAAAAAGAACTAGAAGATATTCAATGGAAATTAAATAATACAACTGCACGAATAGTTATATTTCCATTTGATTGTCATTTAATTGAGATACCCGATAAAACAAATAGAGATTCTGTGTCTGATGATACTGACACAAACGATGCTAGGGCACTTGGTACAAATTCACCTGGAAAACCAAAAAGTAGTAAACCAAGATGGATTTAGACGATAATGATTACTCATACCTTGCAAACTGTACGGATATATAATTTCATAATTGGTGTGTTAGATATATAAAATATTTGAATAAAAATGAAATATCCTAAACTGAAATGTGAAGAGAAAAAGAATACCAAAGTATGTAGTGTAACTCTTAAGAAAATGAAAGAATTACGTAAGAAAGGGTTTAATTATAAACAAATAGGAGAGTCTTTAAAAATATCAGACGTGGTAGTAAGATATCATATATCTCCATTACTGAATACCTTAGAATATAAAGAAAATCAGAGAAAATATCTCAGGAAATATCAAAGATATCGATACAAGAATGACCCTGAATTTAGGAGAAAGATGTTAGATTCCATTAATAAACATCACAAAGATAAATACCATAATGATCCTAAATTTAAAAAATGGGCTGATGAACGATCATCTAAATATAGTGTTATATGGTACAATAAACAGAAACTAAAACACCCAAATTGGTCGTCTGCTTGTATAAATGGAGCACACGGAACCAAAAATTATAGTAGTGCTTGTAAAAACAAGAAAGGAAATTGCAAATGCCCATGTCATAAATAGTTAATAAAATAGTTATTAAAAAAGAGTAAAATTTATTAATAACAGTTATTAAGAATGAGTATTATTCTTGATGAGTGTGGTATTATCTAAGTTATGATGTGTTTAGGTCATAAATATGGTACAAACTGTAAAAAGGTAGTCAGAACATATCGTCATGTGGGATCTTGGGAGATATATCAATTATGTGCAAATTGCAGTAAATCAGATAAAACTGTACAATACAGGGAAAGTATAGATGTAAAATACATATAATTCTTAAGAGCACTTTTAAATTATGAATTTCTCTTTACGAAATATACGAAGTAATATAGCCAAGGCTATTCAACCTACTTCTTTTATATCAGATAAATCAAAAACTTTACCGTCAATTTCTTTACAGCATCTAAAAGATCACATGTCCATGCCAATTTCAGAATTATCACCTGGATTGTCACAAGCAGTATGGGGGCCAGAATTATCCAGTGTTGGTTCATATTCTAGAGAAGGATATACATCAAAGACATTTGATACGCCAGCTATACTATTTAGAACACAAGAAATGGCATTGCAAGTTGATGAAGACGTACAATATGTAATTAATAAATTATCCTCTCAGGTTACAGGTGGAGAGCATTATATTCAAACTTCTTCTCAAGAGATGACAGATTATATGGAAGAATTTTCACATGATTTAGAATTTGATACATTTGATACAATACTAATTAAAGAATTATTTTGGTATGGTAATTCTGTATGGAAGCCACGGATGGGAATTAGACATGTAAGATCCTTTGATGATTTAATACATATTCCTATATCTTCATTTGCTAGAATATGGTGGGATAGACAAAGACAGCCATACAAATATGAGTTTAGGGGAGCGGAATATCAAGGATATCATAATCCAGGTGAGATAATACATTTTGTCTGGAATCCTGTAAATGCTTCTGTATTTGGAACTGGGTTTGGTGTGTCTATTACTTCAGAGAGAGTATTTAATATGGTAGTTAATGGTGATGAATTTAAACAATTAACATTACCATCTATGCTTGATAGGAAATACTCTATTGAATTCATTATGCAAATGGCATCTCAAAGATATGTTACAAGAAATGTATACCAAGTTATTGGATCAACGGAGAATGAAAGAAGTAAATTTCAATCATTTGTAGAGCAATTAAAAGTAGGGGAGGATTTAGTGGCAGGTACTAAGGTAGAAGTACAAGAACTGGGAACTAACACAAGAACATTCAACCCTCAAGAATTTACAGAGACTGTGAATTCTCCAATAATGAAAGCCCTAAATGATTTTTCAGGTAAGCAGGGATCTGAGACATCTCATTCTTTTGCAAATGCTGAAACTGCAAAGGAAGAATCAGAAGGTGGAATATCTGCCTTTACAATTAATGTAAAATCACAGTTATCTAAAAAATTATTTAAACCTTGGTATGAAGCAAATCCATTTACTACTGTACAATATATGGATGGCCTAATTCCTGTTGACTGGAAAGAGTTAAAGTTTAATCTTAACTTTGGTACTTTGGAGAAGAAAGATATTCCTGTAGATTCACTAATAAAATTAATAGATTCTTACCAGAATAATCCAATACTAATGCAGAATACAAAACCCCTCATTGAAATGTATAAAATGGCAGGAGTCCCAATAGATGAAGATGTGGCAGAAAACATTAACAATATGTACAATGATCCTACAGGACAGATGGCGTTGGATAATGTAGATGATAGTGTAAATTATAATGTAGATGATAGTGTACAAGATGAAACAGAAAATTTACCACAAAGTGACATTGGGGGTGGGGAAGTGCACCCACAATTTAATAACCAAAATATGGGCAGTCTGCCAATGGATGATGACATATATAATGACATGATGGTAGATGTAAGAGGAAAAGATGATAGTAGTAAAGATAGTGGCTATCACCAATCTAATACATCACAAGACTTTGATACTGGAAGATATTATGAGACCAAAAAATGAATAGAATAATAATAAGAATTACCCCTAATTCTAATATTACAATAATAGTTAATAATAATGAAGAAAAGGAAGAAATTCCTATATATTACTGTACAAAGAATAACTTGGAGATATGGAAATGAATACCGTTAAAGAAATTATAAATAAACAAATCATTGAAGCCAGTTTAAAGAAAGGGAAATGTAAATGTCAGAAAAAGACTTGAAATAAGGTTCTGTTAACTATACGTTTGGTAGTTTTACCTGTTAAGTGTCGTTTGGTGATAACACACCTCAAAAAATCTTTATATTAACTAAAAATATATATATTTTATGGATGACGAAACTGTGAAGACTATTAATAGAATATTAAATATTGTCGAAAATTATGATAAAAAAATTGATGGATTAAAAGAACAGGTTAGTATTAATTGTACTAAATTAGACAAAATGGACAATAAACTAGATCAACTTCAAGAAATTAGTTTACTAGTATAACGTAACACTTTTAGATCTGTAAAATTATTAAAAATTGCATGGGTCGATCGCACTAATAGTCTCGCTAGTCATGTGGCTAAACATGTATTCAGGTGGTATTATACCGCCTCCCAAAGCTTGTATTGTTGCGGTCGTATCCTTTCATGTTTTTAATAATTCCAATACGTGAAATAAGTAATTTATATATACAACAGTTTAACATTTAAAACTATGAATACACCAATTCCTCAAACAACACCAATACCATTTTCCACAAAACCATATATTAAAGAAGTAGGTATTAAAAAAATAGAAATTATACAGAACGGTGAACTTTTTGATATCACAAAATACTATGCCAAAACTTGGGTTGATAGACAAGGAGAACCATTCAAATATGAATTTCAAGGAGAGTATTCAGATTATCTAAATCCTGGTAAGATAGTGATTACACGATGAATATATCAGCAAAGACAGAGCCAGATTTATATTTTAGAACGAACAATATGCATGAAGATGATATTAAAAAAATAAGAATTATAAAAAATGGAAAACTCTTAGATATCGCAAAAGACTATGTTCAAACTTGGATTGATCTGACAGGAGAACCATTCAAATATGAATTTCAAGGAGATAATAATGGTTATCTAGATGTTGATGAGATATTAATTACACGATGAATGATAAAAACGAACTTTTAATTTTAGATAAAAATACTTTACAGAAAAGAAAACAACTTCGATATAAGGAATTAGAAAATAGAGGAATAACAGAACCCGAAAGAAGCAGGGCAGTAGAGGCAGAGTTTGTTGATTATATAACACCTACAGATGTGGAACCTTGGCCTGGTGATATAACTGGTGTTGATTTGGCAGGGAACATTAATCTTGATCTTATTATATCATCAAAGGAACCACCTATAATTCAACCTAACACTGATATGACAGAGCCATTTCCTACTGTACCATCTAATAATCCATATCCAAATAACCCTACACCAGATATTAACAGTGATGGAATAAAATCATATACATATGACATAACACATTATCCCGCCACACAATCATCTAACTGGGTTGGAACTGCAAATGTGATAAACTCTGAACCACCATCTGTAGGAGTTGAAGGATTTAATTCTTACAAGTCAATTCCTGAATGGCGATATCCAATAGAGCAATCACAAATGATGAACATTGACATTCCCCCAATATCCATTTATCCAAGTGGTATGTTTAATGAGACTATACTACAAGATGAGAAAAAATCCTTATTTAAAAAACTAACATCTACCATAGAGTTAATTGCAGAATTTGTATTATCACCATCACATACAGGAAAAGATGTATGTGATGATTATGCTGGTAAGACATTTGATTTGATGAATACATCAAATAGACCAATACTACCTATTGAAAATAAGGGATATACAGAATTAGTGCATCCACATTGTCATTGCACTTGGAAAATAATAAAGAAACCAAAAGCCTTAGATACCTTAACTAGAAAACAGCAGACAGAATTTGATGATATTAAATCACATATTACAAAGTCTGCAAAAAATCATACACTGCACACTGTAAAGGCAGATGGGTCATTATCTAAAAGAACAAGAGGAACTAACCCAATAAGAGAATCAATAGGTAAAATTAGACATCAGGTGAAATGGCTATCTGATGAATATATTCAAAGAGCAAAAGAAGCTGCTAGAAATAGTGGGGGAGTGTTATATTTGATAAGGGCCGCATCAGAAACGATTACAAATCACATGTCTGAAGGAGAAAAATATCGTAGAAAACTAACTGGAAAAGAACTGAATTCTATGGCAAGAACAGCAGTGGGAAGTGGAATGGATGTGAATCATAATCCCTTATACAAAACAGGTGCCCTAATAGTTGATTCTGAATATGACGATATAAGAAAAGAAATCCAAATGTTAGTTATAGAGACTGATCCACAAATCAATCAATACATTGCAAATGGTTCTATTAGTGATGTATCAATTAATGGTGGTGGTCCTCGAAGCCAAGGTATAGAACCATGTGATGATGAATGTGTAGATGATTCTTGTGAATTGTGTAATGTTCCAAAAGGGGTTATTTTAGGACAAATGGATGGAATAGGATTAACATTTGTAGTTACTACACCACAAGGTATAATGTACAAGGGTGATCATATTGCACAGGCAAAAGCTGGAATCTCAAATACTGTTATTGAAATACTTTAAAAACATTATTAAGTAGTATAATTACCTATAATTGAGTAAGACAAATGAAAATTGAGAAACTAAATCCAGGAAAAAAATCTACAATAATACACGACGGTTCATTTCCATGGAATAATATGGTAGAATCTAAAAAATATATGCCAAAAAATCCTCAACGTAATCCAACACCAGATGAATTAAAAAGTGCATATCCTGAAATGCATACACAAGAAGACTTGATTGAAATAACATTTGGTCTTGATTCATATAGAATAACTCTTGAAAATGATGATATTTTAGATAGATTAAAAGCCGTAATAGGTATAACTGAATATTTTAGACACACAAAAACTGGTAAAGACAAGCGAAGTGAAAATATATTGAAACATGTATCAGAATTATATAATACCTTAAAATCACGTAAGACA